ACTTGTCCTAATTTTTGCCGCGTAACGCCCGAAGGGTCGCCATCGCGTCATCTGTTGAATGGGTCTGCTTAAATCTGTTCATTGCAGTTTGTGCCACTCCACCTTGAGCCTTGCCGCCCGGCTTTGCCCCTGGGGCAAACACCTTCGGCTTTGCAGCAGCTTGCTTGACCGCTTCAGGCTTTGAACTTTGCAACGCATCCCACCGCCGAGCCTTCTCTAAGGCAATCACAGCCGCAGGGGACGTTAGAGCCAAGTTCAAATCGTCGCGTGTCAATCCGAGTTCCTGACCGTACCTCACCACCGTGTTTAACCCCTCATCTCTTGACTTGGGATCGCGCCACTTTGGTTCAAACTGTCCACTTCCTAATACCTCAACGGTATTTTGGAACGCTCGTTCTAGCTGCTGACGCTCTGCTGATGCTAAGGCTGCTTGCGCGGCTTGTTTAGTCTCAACTCGGCGTTTCCACATCAACTGCGCTTTTTGGACTTCCCTTGGCTCAATCTGATCAAGGAGCGTGATCCAGTCTGGCTCAGTCTCTTGTGGCATAGACTCGGCAAGTTGTCGCAATCGTGCAATTTCTTGTCCGTGTTCTTCTTGACGAGACTGATCGTTTTTAATGACCTGTTGCGTCCGTCGCGTGTAATCGGCTTCTCGTAAGTAACCTCTTGCCGCCTCCGCTGCGGTTATTGTCTGCCCGTTAGGAAGGGTTAGTGTTACCACTTCCTCCTGCTCGGGTTCTAATTCGCTTGGAGTGCCTTGGTCCTCATTCGGCTCAACTACATCCGTTAAGTTCCCCTCGGCTTCAGGGTCCGGGTTAGCTGCCGGTTCAGCTTCTGGGTTATGTGCTTTCCGCAATGCGGCTAATGCGTCTGCGCCATCTCGCGGGGACAGAGCATTCTCTGATATCTCAGAGGTCATGTTGTCAGACATATCGTAGTTCCTTCAGTATACGCTAAAAAACCCGCCTGAGTAAAGGTCTGGGTTCTTCAAACGCCCTTGCTTGCTCAGCAGCCAATTGACCGTTGAGCAAAACCGCCTCTAAATGGGACCGAACGGTTTCCACTTGGCGAATGGCCTCAAGGATTCTGAACCGTGGCAAGTCGTCCTTAATCCCGCATTTCAAAGCCTCGACCATGTAAGCCTTTGTCAGCATTTCAAATGCTTCAGGCCACAGATCATTGGTTAATATCTCAGAGGCTAACTGACCCCTGCGGATTGGATCGTTTAGCACCATAGCAATATCTCCTCATCTTCCTCGGCTTGCTCAATCGCATCGGTTTCAATCGCTGACCAGTACGCCTTGATCTGTGCAATCTCGGCCTTCCCTAAATCTGTATTCTGATTGGATACCGCTAGGCTGCGCTCTTGCTTAAACTCAAGACCCGCCCTTTGGTCTGCCCATTCAATCAACTCAGCCGCGTCGGTTCGCTTAATCTTGAGCCGCATCGCCACCTTCTTGGTCACCCGGTTCCGAGCAATATCAGGCTCTAAATCCTTTGGACGCGAATAGGTTGGGCGTAGCTCACTCATTTCTTTTTTGCTGCGGCCTTAAACGCCTTGGCCGTAGGTGCGCCAGAAGTTCCAGGCTTACGCATCTTCTCTCCGCTACCAGCCGCAATCCGCGCTTTCTTGGCGTGAATTGCCGCATATAAGCCAGGGCTACCGGGTTTTTTCATTTTCTAACACTTCCATCGTTTGAGTGACGCTTTAGCGCGTTCTGCGGGGCCGCTTGCGTTTCTAACGACACCCTCCATCCGAGCGCAGAAACTAGCCTTTCGGCCCTTGTCTGCGGCTGTCTTGGGTTTAGGAGCCGGAGCCTTTAGATTTGACCCAGTTGCGCGGTTGTATTTCTCACGCCCCTTGGCTGTTAACCCTGCGCCCCTGCTAAGAGGCAGTTTCTCGCCTCGACCAACACTTAACGATACGTTTTTACTAGCCATTTTGATGTCACACCAATTTGTTTAAGAGGGACAACCTTACCATTTTGCGCTCTGTCGTTAATGCTAACTGTCAAACGCCTCAACACTAATTGCCTTGCCCTTAGCATCACGAACAATCCGCTTAGATTTATTCGTCTGCTTAATGACTTGGCTCATGCCTTCAATCGCTGCTGCCAACGCACCGTTCTTGTCATCCTCACGCGCTGACCGGCTATCGTCCCGGTCTAGGTGTCCGCTATCAATTGACTGTTGCTTGGCATCAGCCTCAAGCGCAGCCCGTGCCGCCTGAATCTCATTGGCCGTGGTCTTAACTTGTAGGTCACCCGTGGCAATACGCTCACGGCTTTCAATGTCGGCAAGGGCAATGGTTTCTTTGCTCTGCAACTCAGCCAGCTTCATGCGCTCTGCCGACTGAATGTTTGCGACTTCCTTCTGAGCCTGTGCAGCCAGTTCCATCTGTTGCTTTTGGATAGCAACCTGACCCTTGATCTGCTCCATGTCCGTCAACGCCTTAGCGTTAACAATAGCGTCAGGTGACGGTTGCGGTGGGCCAGGAGGCTCAGGGCTAAAATCTAACGGAACGTCAGCAACAAACTGCTGCGTGTCCTTAACACCAGCCGCCTCGCACAACTTTTTGATGGTGTTGGCGTATTGGCCCGCCGTAACGATCCCGTTGTTGGGACCACCAGCCTGTATAATTTGCTCCTGCTTTGCTGCCAACATCTGCAACATCGCTAGGTCTTTCTCCCTTGATCCAGTACCTAAGCCGGTGTTAATCGACACGTCCCAATTTGCCAAGCGGGGCCATTCGGAAGGGTTAACGGGGATCAGTTCGCCATTTAACTTCACCTGACGGGGGAAGTCTTGGTACTCCCGAAGAATATATAGGATACCCCGAAACAGCTTTCTCATGCCGCCCGTGGCCCAAATCTTAGAGATCATCTCTAGCTTGCCTTGGCTCGCCGTGTACGCAATCTGTGCTGCCGTAGCCGACTGACCAGACAACGCATCAGCATTCAAGCCCATGCTTGACTTGCTAACCCCAGTACGGTTCTCAGCCTCACCATCCCAATAGGCCAGCATCGGTAACGAATGCTGTGCAAAGAATGGCGTGGCAATGTCTTTGACTGCGCCTTCCGTTGACTTGGCAAAGATAATACCACCGGGGACCTTGTTCAGCACCGCGTTGACTGCGTTCTGATCTGCCAACATCGTCGGCACAACGATCTGTTGCGGAGTGTTGGCAAGGTTCAAGTTGTCTTGCATCTGGCGAAGCGTGGCTGTCTTGATCTTTTGTATCTGTACCAGATCATCGGCAGGGCAGCGGCCATAAAACGTGTGGGGTAATGGTTGCGGGCAGAAGTCAGCAAACACCACTTGCCAGTTGTATTCTGTGATCTCAAGTATTTGGTTTATTGACTCGTTACCGCCCGCGACAATGTACCAATCTTTGATACCCTTGCCGTCACGATCACACTTGATGATGCCTTCATGCACCGCAACCCGACGCAACATAGGGTCGGCGCTGCTAGGACTGGTCTGCCAGTTGTCGTAGGTGTTCCAACGCTCACGGGGATTGGTATTTATTTCCTCAGTTGGCAGCGACATGACTAGGTCAGCGTCGTAGCCCATATCAATCAGGTCACCAACGTATTTGTAGGTCCGATGGGTCTTTAGGATTGCTTCCTCAAGTGACCGCGCATCGCGTGAGATAATGAACTCATCGGGGGGAATGCCAGCAATCTTAACACATGATTTGTTAATGCGACGGGTGACCTCAACCGTATGCAGGGTCGTGACCACCATCTGCGGAGGCATAAGACCATTCGGGTCCTCAACAAGCTGCTCCGTTGATTCGCTGCTGTGGCCCGTAATCTCTAGCTCTGTTGAGCCGCCCATCTTCTGCACAAGGTCAGCAAGTTGGTCATCGCTAATGTTCTCAAACTTCTCTTTGCTCTCGTCAAACTTCTCTTGCCAATACAGCTTAACAACCCCGACGATCTGGGTCAGGGCGTCATAGGCCCATTCGTACAAGATACGCTCGCCCTCGTTGTCCTGCCTCAGAACAATCGTGTTGGCGTAATCAGTCGCTTGCTTACACGCCTTCTCGTCGTCAATGCCTTGGGCAATGTACTCACCAATCGTCGGGCCACCCGCAACGATCCGCATCAGGCTTGGCATCATCATCCCAATGGACGATCCAACCGTGCCATCCATCACACCAGACCGGCCCTTTGACTGCACCGGCAGATCAGCCATTACCATGTTGATGTAGTCAATCGACAGTTCACGCCGCTTGGCAATGTCGCTGTCGATATAACTCAGGCCATCCCTAACCTGTTGAGAGAATAGGACTCTAATCTCGTCGTCTGAAAGTTTAGGCATTATGCCACCCACGCCATTTGCTGAATTGGCAGCACAAATGATGCTGCGTTCGTGAGCTTGTCTTGCCCCATCGCCGCCGTCCTCACGCTGTCTGCACCATGATCGTGTCCGTTCTTGTCAGGCTCCTCAGAGAAAGTACCGCGCACCTTATCAAACTTGCGACGATATCCTTTGAGATGTTCTATTCCTTTAGCGCACCGTTCGCGGTCCCAATGGGACATACGCAATACCCGGCGCACCGCTTCTATCCCGTCCCCCACGTTGTCACGCGGTAGGACGGTCACATCAAACCCTAGCTTTGCCATTGTGTCGCAACGGCGCTCGCCAGAACCGATGTCCTTGCTTGATCCATCGTGAGGCCATAAGTGTGTACCCCATACGAACTTACGCTCATTTTGCTTCTCACGCAAGATTGACGCAGCGTGAGGTAATCCAGGCTCCGCATACTCGTGGTAATCAATCCATCGGAACTGTCCCATCGCCACTTGAAACAGCCATGTCGTCATGTTGCCGCTGATGCCCAAATCCCATGCCGTATGCACCGGCAGAGCAGGGTCTATCAACAGGTCAGTCATGCGCCCGGCGTTCTCAGCCTCGGCTAATTCAAGACCGTAATAATTTCCTTTGGGAGCCACCTCGTAACCACCATCCCAAATATGCACCGCCTTTTCAGGGTCACGCGCTCGATCAGCCAGCATCTCTTGCTCAAGCGTGTCAGGCAGCCAGGGGTTATCAGCGTATGTAACCTTGATGACCGTCGCGTTGGTCGGCGGTTTGTCTCGCAGGAACTCATCAACGGGATCGCTGCGGTTGCGCGGGTTCCATGAGAACCATATCTCGCTGCCCTCTTGCCTGATCGTTGGGCGCAACAGGTCTAATGACCGCTGGCTAAGGGTCTGCGCTTCCTCAACCCAAGCCACATGGAAACCTTCCAGGGACTTGATGTTCTCGGCATTGGCATCGTTCATACCTCGGAACACGATCAGCGAGCCGTTTACGCCCCTGATCTCATCCCTCGTGATGTCAAACTTATAGGCAACATTCATCTTCTGTATCTTGTCGACGAGAAGCTGGCGAACCGAGTCCTTGATACTGTTCTGCACCTCTCGGATACAGACCACTCTCATGCCACGCGCTAAGCACAACCATATCGCCATCTCAGCAAAGAAATGGCTCTTACCGCTGCCCCTTCCACCATGCGCCCCCTTGTAACGCATCGGAGCAAGCAACGGGACAAACGCTCTTGGTGCATCAATGACCAACTCACTCAATGGTTTTGGCCTTTGGGTCAACAATCCTATGCGCCACGGCTGTAATCTGTAGCGGCCCACCATCTACGCCGGTCAATGCCATCTCAGACTTCTCAGTCCAACCACCCCGTGCCTTGAGCCAAAAGATCATGGCTTGGGTGTTGCCTTCTTCGGTTGCCTGTCGATACAGCGACTTAGCCACCTCAAGGTTAGCGTGCATCCACCCCTCGTCAATCTCCTTGCGGTAATACTTATGCAAGGTGGCAATGCTCACGCCAATGGCTGTGCAGATGTCCTTCTGGATAAACCCCATTGAACTCATGCCCCGCACGAGCCGCGTGGTTTGCTCTGTCGG